GATATTGTCTGGTGCAAACGTGATTCTCCTTTATCACTTCGGTTAAATAAAGTACATGAATTAATTTATATTTTCACAAAAGGAAGCAGCGATTATTACAACTATAAAGCTGATTACGCCGATATAAAAATACCCGATACTTTATTTGGATTGTTTAATATTGAAAGTGTTTTTCGTGAATTATCATTTTGAAAATCAAAGGCAAAAGGGCATAGTGTTTCTGATGGTTCAAATAGAAATATAAAGAAAAAAATGAATGATGATTTTTATGATTACATAAATGGCATGAGAGATGGTGCATCTTTCGGCAAAGATACTGTAAAATTTAATACTATTTGGAGTTTTTTACCGGAGAATAAAACAAAAAAAAACAGTAACAATACCGCTCATCCGACTGTAAAACCTACAAAATTAATTCAAAGACTAATTGAACTTTGCACTCCTGATAGCCCTGACGTGGTTATTTTAGATAGTTTTATTGGTAGTGGCACAACCTATTTAGCCACACAAAACACCAATAGAAAGTGCATAGGATTTGAAATGTTAAAGGAATATTACGATATTGCAAAACAAAGAACAACTGATAATCACGATTTGTTTATAACGGAATAATTGAAATTTTTATTTTATTACAATTCAACACTTTACAACGATTACTGAAATTTTATTGAAATATATTTTCCTATTTTCTGAAATAAAAAATTAGGTATTGAAATTTCTTTCAATTTTTCTGAAATTTTTATCAAAAATAATTTGGAAATATGAAATTTTTGAATTATCTTTGACGTTACATAAGAAAATATTTCATTTTTACTGAAAAAAATTTCAATTTCTTTAATTAAATGGCAAAAAAATATCAAAAAAAATCAAAAACCGACATTAAAAAGCTACCAATCAACAAGTTAGATAGGCTTGAAATGTTGTGGGAAATTTACAAACACCACAGAGTATCATTAAGACATTCAGATGCTTGTTCACAAATCCGAGATGAGTACGGTATTTCACTACCCACCTTACATAGATATAGTACTGAAGGCAAATGGAAAGAAAAAATAACAATGCAAACAAATGAAGTCTTACTTCGTATGCAAGCAGATGACCTTGATTCAATTCCTATTCCAAAACCCGAAGTTGTAGGGAAAGATTACAAAATCAACAAAATACCAATGGTAAATTTACCAGAGGGGTTACTTGAAATTCCGAAGGGAGTAGAATTTGAATACGAAAACATGGCAGTTCGTAATAGTTTCATTTCTTTACTGAGGGAAAATAAAGGAAAACTACCAACTACTCAACAAGTCGCAGAATCTACAAATCTATCATTTGCAAGGGCAAAATACCATTTAGATAATATCACATTTGAGCCTACAAAAAGCCCTCTAAGAGCATTAACTCACGAAGTTGTACTTGCATTATTTCAAAAAGCAATGACCGGATATGTACCTGCAATCCAAACATGGTTAAAATTATTTGAAGGCTTTACTGACAAAAAAGATATTAGATTAAATCTTACAAATGAATTTGAAGGAATGACCGTAGAAGATATTGATAATGAGCTTAATCGTTATGCAAATATTGATAATGCTATTCAAATATATAATTAAATGCCCGAAAATTCCGAAACATATAAAAAATTAAAATATGCAAAACTACTTGCAACAAGAATGGAACTTTACAGAAAGTTACCGCTTCTTTGGTTGCAGGAAAGATTAAAGGAAAATCCTATTGATTATCATTGGAGTTTGCACCCAGAGTATAATAACCACAAATGGGACGGTGATAAAGACCCTCTCAAAAACGCATGGAACGCTCTTGCAAACGGACAATGGGCTGCAATTTCAGCAGCAACATCAACTTCAAAAACTTATTTTTTGGCAAGAGTAGTCCTATGGTTTTTAGATGTTTACCATGATTCATTGGTAGTTACAACTGCACCAACCGAAAATCAATTAAAAAGGCACTTATGGCAAGAAGTAACAAAGATATTCCATAAATTCAAAGCAATACGCCCCAACGCTGAAATTAGTACATTAACATTGCGAGTAGATAGGTCAAGGGACGAAGGAAAGCCGATTGAAGACGGTTGGCAAGCTGTCGGTTTCGCAACAAATACCGGAGCGGACGAAACTTCATCAACCAGAGCGCAAGGTTATCACAGAGCAAATATGCTATTTATAGTAGAGGAAACCCCCGGAGTTAATAATGCAATTATGGAAGCTATTATTAACACTTCAACAGGTTCAAAGAACATGATATTGGCAGTAGGAAACCCTGACAACGCAGTAGATAGTCTTGCAAATTTCGCTTCACTATCACGTGTGAAACATTTTAGAATTTCCGCTTATGACTATCCGAACGTAGTATTGAATCAGGAACTATACAAAGGTGCTGTAACAAAGCAATCAATTGAAACCAGAAAGGATAGATACGGAGAACAATCACCAATGTATTTATCAAGGGTGCGGGGTATAACACCAAGCAGTTCAATAGAATCATTAATACAATTAGAATGGTTACAACAATGTATTATTAATGATATATCAGAAGCTGAAGTAGATAATTCTTACAATGCCGTTGGGGTGGATGTGGCAAATTCAATTGACGGTGATAAAGCTGCTGCGGTGTACGGAACTGCAAATATTTGTACGGACATCTTTGAATTTCAATGCAATAATGCCTCACATTTAGCGTTTAATCTTATATACAACTCTTTTGAACTTGCGAATAAAGGATATAACGATTACGGTATAATTCCTATTAACGAAAAATATATTGATGCTCAATATATCGGAGTGGACAGCGTAGGAATAGGTGCTGCAACAGTTCAAACATTACAAAATGACGGTTACAATTGCACCCCACTATACGGTGGGCAATGGACAGAGGCAATTCCTACTACTGAAAATGGTGGTCTTCTGTTTGTATTCGCTTCTTTACGCTCACAAATGTATTATGAAGCCAGAGAGGATTTAAGAAACCGGAGAGTATTCATTATGCTAAATGACAAAGCAGTAGAAAGACAATTAATCAAAGAAATGGTAATACCAAAGGTGGATGCCAAAAATAAAATTACAGTAGAAGAAAAGGAAAAAATAAAAAAACGACTTGGCGGAAAGTCCCCAAACGTAGCAGACGCTTTCATATATTGGAATTGGATACGTAAAGGATACCGCAGTGAAAGTAATTTAGTTATTATTCCACAATCTTTATAAAGAAAAACATGACAATTAAAGACCAGATTTTAAACTTTTTTTCAAATATTTTCGGCAAGACTTCATATATTAGTGTACCTACTACACGACAAACAGAAACCGAAGATACAAGCTATTATTTCAGAAAGTCCTCCCCTGATTATGATTATGAACTTGCAAGAGCAATAAAAGTACTTGTAACGTATAATCACGATTTTGGACAAGCATTAAATACCGTAGTAGAACTTGGTAACACAACCCAAACAGTAACATTCCCCGATATATCAAATAGTCAAGCTAATAAACTTCTTACTATTTTAAAAGAAGCCCGAAAAAATTGGTATAAAACAAATTCCGGTATAGATAGTATGAGGGGTGATATGATTGCACAATTAGTTATTTATGGAGCTTGCGCAGTTGAGACCGTCCCAAAGAAAAATCTTTCAGGAATTGAAAAAGTAATACTTATTGACCCTACCACTGTAGAGTTTGAGCAATCGGCTGATGGTCTTAATTGGTTGCCCTACCAATTTACATCAAGAGGTCGTAAAGAACTCAATACCACCACGTTCAAATATTACGCCATAAGGACATTATCGGAAAAACCTTATGGCGTACCACCCTTCCTTACTGCATTAGAATCAATGGGAATTGAAAAATCCATGATGGACAATGTTAAGAAAGTGGTTGAAAATATTGGTGTTATCGGCTTTCTTGAAATTTTAGTCAAAGCCCCACTCACACCACAAAACATTAATGGTAGAAAAGAAACTGAAATTGAAATTCAAAAGCGGTTAAACAATATCATTCAATTGACTGCGGTGGAGGCACAAAAGGGAATGAAACAAGGCTTTATGGTTGGTGTTGCAGGGCAGAACGAATTTAAAATGAATAGTGCCACACGCTCAGTAACAGGTGCAGCCGAGCTTATTCAAATCAATACCGAACAAAAGGCTGCCGGATTAAAAACTTCACCATTCCTTTTGGGAAGGAATTATTCTACTACTGAAAGTTTGGGGAGTGTGATTTTAGAAGTCATGGCATCTTCTATTAATACATATCAATTAGTTATAGACCAAATATTTAAAGATTGTTATGAACTTGAATTGTTACTGCAAGGCAAACCTACCGCAGTTGAAGTAGTTAGTGAAAAACCATTGATTAAAGACCGAGTTAAAGAAGAACAAGCTTACTCACTTAAATTGAATAATCTTTCTTTATTATACGAACAAGGTATAATTGACCAAACACAATTCGCACAGGAAGCCGGATATGACAAACCTGCTATAAAAGAACCTGCGGTAAGAGAAACTAAAAAACAAGAGCCTACAAATACAAATGATAGTGAGGATACCGACAACGAAGAAGAACAAAGCAACAATAAAGATGTTTCTTCCCTATTCAAAACACATTGCACTTGCAGCAACCATGATAATCACGATATTCAAACATTCGCAAAAAATCCTTTTGACACTTACTTAATCGGATATTCTGAAGCCACAAAAAAAAACTTTAAAAAGGCGTTAAAAGCATCTATGGAGTTAGTTTACAAGTATTTAGAGGGTATAGGTGAAAATCAATTTATTGATGCTGAAAAAATGGCAATTCGTTTATTATCAATTATTTATATAAAGTGGGAAGAAAACTTCGGAATTGCACAAATAAAAATAACAACACGTTGGATTGAAAGTAGTTACGATTATTTTCGCCGCAGTCAAGACGCTTTAAAAGGTTTAAAAGATATTCCTTCGGCGGTATTTAACACTCGTGATTACCGTACAATAGCATTTTCACAAAGACATGATAATTTTTACTTAGGAAAATTCATTACAGATGAAAGTACACAACGTAAAGTAAACCAATTCATTAAAGATGAATACGTTGGTAATGAATTTTGGTATCACGACAAAAAACAAGTAGCAAAATTTACAGAAGTTTTCGGCGAATTATTAGGTTTGGAGCAGTGGAAAATTGATGGCATACTGACTACTACAATGAATAGATTAAGGAATTGGGGAGCAGTCAATTATATGCACCAAGCAGAAGTTGAAAATTATATAATTCGGGGTGTTAATGATACATTACAATGCCATTTTTGCGCAGGTATGCAAG